GCCCCCCTGCGTGTACGGNCCCGCAGCCGCCGTGATCTCACCCTTGAACACGGTGTGGGACAATCCGAATCCGCAGTCGCAGCCCTTTCCACCCCCACTGGTCTCGGTTCCGCAGGCATCCGCCAGGCACTCGTCGATGCCGTAGTACTGACCGTTGGGATCCTGGATGCACTTGCCGCTGAGGCACGAGTACCGCAACCGTTCCTCTGGACCCACCGGCGGCTCGGTCCCGGGATTCGGAACAGTGGGGGTGGGCGGATTGCTGATCAGGTTGAAGATCAGGGCGCCAGGATCCCCAAGCCCGTTCGAGCCCATCAGAAACATGGTGCTGGCGGGCGTCGGCCCGAACTGCCCCGACCCATCACCTGGCGACGAGTACGCGGTGGCGCCGATCATCTTCATCCCGGGCACGATGGTTCGCACCTGGAATCCGGAAGTGAACCGTTCGCTGAAGGCGGCGGACATCGAGGGAGCTATCTGCTCGAACTCGCGGTTCGCGTCATTCAGCTGCTCCCCGCTCACGCCAACCTCGTCGCCGTAAAGGTTGTGGAGGGCACACCAAGTCCGTTGAGCCTTTGAATCGTCGCTGTATGCGAGGACTGCACCCAAACCCGGAATTGAACTTCACCGGTAATGGTGTAAACAGAGGTGCCGCACAGACTCGCAAACGCGGATCCGGAAGTCTTGGACCCAACGATATCAACACTATTGGTGTGGTCTTGGATCTTGAACTCGACGTTGTGGTTTCCGCTGTGGTTGGAGGAAATGGTCGCGGTCAGCAACCACTTCTGGGTTTGGCCTGCAGTTCCAACTATTACCCTAAGGTCCCCGAGCTCTAAGGCGGTATTGGCTACAAGGGTGAGGTCTGTTGCAAGAACCTGTGTGACGTCCCCGAAGTTGGAAAGGCCGTTCACAATGGTGCCGTTGACGTCAGTTCCCAAGATATAAGCGCTGGGAAGGTCCGTGAGCTTGACGCCGTCGTTGGCTTCGATGACGCGCTCGAACTGGGCCTTGGTGCCGCTGATCACGGCGTTGAGCCGGTAAGTCCCTGAAACACCCCCACTGTCTCCGAACTCGCAGCCCAGGCTGTTGGTCACGGAGAACCAGTACCGGTTCGCACCCGTGGCCGTGGTGCCGTCGTTCGACATCGTGGGCTTCAGCGCCCGCAGATGGATCGGATTCGCAGCTGCGCTCGAAGTGGTCACGCTGAACGTGCTGGCGCTGTTCATGCTGAACGCCGCGCACTGCATCGTCGAGGTCGAGATCACATCTCCGGACGATTCGACGCGCCCAACCCTGAGTCCTCCGCCGTAGATTTCAACACCGCAGGATTGAAACGGAAATGAGCCGAACAGTGTGGATCGAACGCCTGCAAGCGTCTCGCCGCCGAGATCCGTAAACGTGAACTCGGGGCGAACGGGAACCATCGACGTATCGCGATTGTTGACCCACATGCGGCCGGTGTTCGAGCACGTGATGATCTCGCCGGCGATGCTTGAGGTGACGGTTGGCGTTGGCCCAGCGCTGTTGGGCTGATGGAAAGTTTTGGGAATGACGGGGCCAGTCAAGGACATGGTTTACTCCGGGATATCAATGGCCTGGACGCGCTCAAGCAGACGGTCCATCTCGCTGGCAAGAACAAGATCGTTGTGCTGGCGACGGGCATGCGCCAGAGGTTTCATCGCGTAACCGGTGGATGCGGTGTAGCTGCGGATGTTGATCGATTTTGGGGCGGATCCTCTGTCGCCGTAGGCGGACAACTCTCCGTAGAAACCTCCGGGCGAGTAGAAGGAACCCCCACCGTAAACATGCGATGCGACCAGGCCCATGATGCCGTCTCCGGCGGCCGGGGAGCTAGGGGGCTCGATCTCGACGAGAAGGACACTGCCGGAGTCGTGCAGGAAGAAATTGACCGGAGCAGTGGCCGAACCGTCAGGCAACATCGCGTCCACGTCGAGCCGTTCCTCCGCCTCGCCAAGAGCGGTATTCTCGATACAGGCCTTCGTGAGCTTCATCCGAATGATCTTCATCGTGGAGTCGAGCAACCAGAGCGTGGCGCCGGGAGCCAGGTTCAGGAAGTCCACGACCTGCATCGGCTGGAACGACAAGGTCCCATCGAGCTCCGACAAGATGACATCGGCAGCTGTGGCCAGTGGGGGTGTGGTGTTGATGCCGTACGGTGCAATGACCTCAGTGGTCTCGAAGGAGTCGGAGATGTTGTTGTTGCCGTCCATCCACTTGAACGCCGTCAGCTTGTCGTTCAAGGTGTTGGGCGTCCATATGGTCCCAGACCATTTCTGGGTGGGGTTGCGGACAGCAGACACCAGGCGGGCGTAGCAGTGGGCACAGGTGAACAGGTGCTTCCGGGTGAAGGCGTAGAAGGCCATCGGGTAGCAGTTGTTGTAGGCCCACTTGTTGGCGGGGTCGTTCGGGTCGTTGTAGGGAAAGAACGCGGAGTTCAGGTTGATGTTGGAGGCGTATCGCTTCCGCAGGGAGATACCCTGCAGCGACCAGCGGTACCCGTAGAGCGGAGACCCAGGGTTCCAGGCGACAGGGCTTTCGACCACGGTGGTGCCGCCGGTGTGGACCAGTGTCTCTGGGGCGTAGAGCCAGAGATCCTGAGTTGCCGCCGAGTATGGGTAGCCGATCAGTGCCATTAGGTGCTCCAGGTTCCTCCGTAGATGCCCCCGGTAGTGAGGGTCTCGACACTCGCCTCAAGGTCTTCGAGGAGATCAAGGATCTGGTTCTGGACCGTCTGACTGGCCACGTCCTCGCAGTCACAGGCCGCCGTGCCTCCCGCGCCTCCGCCGATTGTGGCTGTGCTCGTGGCGGCTGCTGGCCCGACGTAGAAGGCGGGGTGGGTGTCGATGGTGGGGCTGGCAAAGTACTTGCCAGTGCGGCCATTCATGTTGGCCATCGTGTCGTGCGACGTCTTGATCGCCTGCTTGTACGCCAGCATCAACGACTGCATGTGGGCCTGGTTGATCTTGCGGCCCACGCCCGCCCGCATAGCCGCACTGATCGAGATCGCGTCGATCATGGGCTCCAGCAGGAACGGAACCACCTCGTAGCTGTAGAGGCCCACGGCGTTGGTGAACGCGATGTTGGGCGTCAGCACCTGCAACGTGGTGTCGTGGTTGCGGATCGTGACCTCATCGGTGACCGTGCCGAACACGCGGACGTAGCAGCCCTGGTAGGCGTTCGGGCGCTTGTCGATGCTGCCAAGCGTCGGCGTCGTGTCCATCGTGAACGTGCCGTTCGAGTTCACGGAGCCCGTGAGCGTCGAGCAGTAGTGGCACATCACGTCCCCGCTCGGGACGAACACCACCGTGAACGTCCGGGTGGAATCGATGGCCGGCTGGAACACGATGGCGTTGCCCTGGATGGACCAGTTCGGGCCGTGCAGGTTGAACTGGTTTCGGGGGCGGAGGTCCTCGACGAACAGACCGGTGACCGCCTCCACGACTCCGATGCGGATGACCTGCGCGACCGCTGGCGGAAGCCGGTAGTGCGTTGTTCCGGGAGTCACCGTGATGTCGAAGGACGAGAGGATCTGCGCTTCCGACATCTGGGAGACACGCGAGATCACGTCCGTCATCGCGCTCGGCAGGAAGAAGCGCACCAGGTAGTTGTCGTCGTACTTGGCGTCCAGGTCCGGATCGTCCAGGTAGTGCCGGACCTTCTCGCAGTACGTCTTGATGATGGAGCCGGATGAGTGCATGGTTCAGCTCGTGGAGATGATCTTGCCGGAGGCGGCCCAGGTCAGCAGTTCCCGCATCTGGTCCAGCTCGGGACCTTCGTCGGGTACATCCTCAAGACTCAGTTTGTCGGCGGCCTCGTCCAGTCCTCTGGTCCGGAGCACCTTCTCCATGTCGTCCAGCATGCTCTTCCGGTCCAGCAGCGCCGACTGCTTGTCGCTGTACTTCCGCAGCCGATTGCGCTTCATCTCGTCGATCATCTCGCCCTCGGGCTTGCAGCGCCACAGCAGCCACTCCATGTCGGGGAGATCCGGCGGGTTCTGTCCGGGGGGCCCCGAGAAGACGCAGAGTTCGGTGGCCACCGCCATGCCCTGCCCGAACACCTTCGGCTTGATCGACCACTGGGCCAGACCGAACTTGCCGGTCTTGCGGTGCCGATACACGAAGAGGTCGTCCATCCCCGTCTTCTGCTTCAGGGCCGACAGCCACGGGCACGGGGGCACCAGCTCAAACCGCTCCGCCACCATCTCGGTTCCGAACAGTAGAGCCGCCGAGATCTGATCTTCCGACATCGACATGGTTCACTCCAAAGAATAGGGGCCACCCCATTTACGGGATGGCCCCATTGTACCGTCTGACTCAGGATCAGGCGATGTTGCCGGAGGTCGGCATGTAGACGCGATCCTCGGTGATGCCAACGAGCTTCATGCCGTTGACCTGATCCGGGACGAGCTGCATGCGGATGCGGCCCGGCATCTGGCTGGCCTGGGTGACCAGGTTGTCAGAGCCGTTGATGTGGAACATCGGAAGCTGGTTGGTGCTGGTGCCGGTGAGGGCGCCCGCGACGAACTCGAACGGAACGTAGGCGTCGGCCTGGCTCATCTTCGAGAGGCCAGCCGGCGACGGCGGAACGTACTTCTTCCAGTTCTTGCCCCCCAGCTTGATGCCGTAGAGGGTGCCACCCTCGACGTAGCGCGAGGTCGAACCCTTGTAGGTCTTGCCCTCGAAGCTGAAGCTGAAGCCGTCGGCCTGGCCCTCGTTGGTAATCGAGGCAGCGCGGTTGGTGCGGTCGATGCGGTACTGACCGATCTTCTGCGCCTCGTACGCCGTCCACACGCCCTCGCTGGCGATGAGCGTGTCGATGGTGTTTCCGAGCGGCTCGAACGCCGAGTGAACGCGCTGAAGGTACCGCTTCAGGTTGTACTCCGTGAGCGCACCGGCCACGTCGTACTTGAAGCTCTTGAACTCCGGACGGTCGTTCACGTCGATGAAGTCGGTCGAATCCGCCTCATTGCCGAGCAGCTTGGTGCCGTTGGTGTTGGTCTCGTTGCCGTTCTTGAGCCAGCTGTTGATGCCGGCGATGCCCACGAACGTGTTCGATCCAGCCGCACCACCTGCAGCGAGGTTCGTGTTCGCGTACACGACCTGAAGGCCGTTCATGGCCGTCGCCACCGTCGCATCGCTGGTTCCAATCGCCGCTGCGTTGGTATCAAGCATGCCGCCGCCGACGCCGATAGCCGCAAACAGCGAGTTGTTGGAGCAGATCAGCGTGACCTTGTTCTGCAGTGCATCCACGTTCTCGACGATCAGGTTGTGACGCGAGCTGCGGGTGCTGGTGGCCGCAGAGTCATTGGAACGCTGGCCGCCCGAGTGGAGAATGTCCACGCGCTGGCCACGGGTGAACCGGTGGGTCTCGAAGTTCGCCGGATTGAAGGTGATTCGCGACTGGCCGGTGGCGCTGGTGCAGACGGCATTGCTGATGGTGCAGAGCCGGTACGAGCTGTTCTGGCTCAGGTACCAGTAGTTGCAGAGGGTGTGCGCCATGTTGCGGGCGAACGCCGTGAGCTTCGGGGCCACGACCTGATCGATGAGCGCCGGGGTCGCATCAGCCTGCTTCTCACCGAGGGTGATCATCAGGTTGGTGACGAGCGAACGCATCGGGACCGCAAGCCGGTACGCCGTGGCGTTCGGGCCCTCGCGCGGGCTCGGGTACGCCTGGTTCGTGTTCTGGGTGTGCATGAGCGAACCCAGAGCGGTGGTCGTGTCGCCGTAGAGATCCTGGTCGTTGTAAACACGACCCGGATCGATGACGCCGGTCAGGCTGCCCATGTAGAGCTTGGTGATCTTGAGGTCACGGCCGAGTTCGCCGGAGTTGCCGACGCCCTGGCTGGTGACGACGCTGTCACGCCAGACCGGATCGAGGCCGGCGAGGAACACCTTGAGAGACTTGTTGAGAACTTCCTGGATGCGGTTGGACTGCCGGTCGAAGATCGAGCCGGTTGTTGCGAATGGCATGTGTGTTGCCCTTTATGTCAGATTGCGGATTCACCGGGAGACGACGCCAAGGCCCGCTTGATGGTGTCCGAGGCGAATGCCTTGACGTCCGACTCAACGTCGGTCAAGGACATCCCAGCCTTGTACTCAGGTGCGGGGATTGGCTTGCTGCGCAGAATCTCCTGCGCGTCGAGTCCGGAGACCGTTTCCGACGACCGACCGAGCTTGTCGATGTCGCCGATTACCGACCGGAAAGTGCCCACGACGGGCTCAACTGCCTTCTCGACCTCCTCGGACATCCATGCGTCCTCGAAGGTTCCCGCAGTGGCACGACGAGCCTGCATGCGCTCCAGAGCCCGCTGCTCGAGTTGTGCTCGAAGCGTCTGCTCTGCCTGCTTCACGCCTTCGTCGCCCCGAGTACTGCGGGCGCTCTCGATAAGCCTCTGGAAGTCCGCATTGCTTTTCAACGCGGTATCCAGTTGGCGGTTCAGGTTTTCGCGGAGCTCACGCACCCGCATCTTGTGGAGCTCAGCCCGCTGGGCCTCGAGCTCTTGCCGAAGGATCTGTTCACGTTCTGCGGTCATGGTGTCCTCTTGTTCACCCCCACTGGAATCTTCGATGTCCTCGTTCTCGTCCGGCAGGTCGGGAAGCTCGATCTCCTCGACCTCCTCCGGTTCCGATTTCGGGGCGGGTGCCTGGCGGGTGGCCTCCAGGTACTTGCCGATCTGTTCGTCTTCGTAGCCCAGGTTCTCGAGCACGTTCCGGATCGCGTTCTCGCGCCGGTCCTGGGTGATGCCCGCCTGGAACAGAACGCCGACCTCCTGGAGATCCTTCTGCAAGGTGTCGTTGATCTCGACTGCTTCCTGGAGGTCCTTGCGGTTCTGCATGAGGTCCGCCAGCGTGACCTCGGTTCCGTCTTCGAGCGTGATCTTGGTCGTGGGGTCCATTTACATCCCTTGCATCGGAGCCATCTGCGGCCCAGGAGCTCCCTGCTGGAGACCCTGTAGCTGGGCCATCTGCTGGTCCAGTCGCCCCAGCATAGCCATATCGTCTGGATTGGGAAGGGCGTTCGGAAGTACCAAGCCCATAAAGCTCATGAGGGTCTTGTGGTACTCAATGAAGGCGTTCTGCACCTCGGCCGACGCCACGGCCATGGTGGGTCCAGCCATGAACGAGTTGAGCACCCGGATTTGCATCTCGGGCTTCGTGGTCTGCGGCGTCAGCACCACCTGTCCCGGGCTCTTGCCGTCACCGTAGAGGAGCAGGCAGTTTCGCACAACGGACTCGTACGCGCTCTGATGCTCGTCGGTCCACATCGCGAAGTCCAGGCCCTCCTTCAGCGCGAACAGCATGAAGGTGTCGGGGTCGATCTGGAACTGCTGCTGGAGCTGGAGGGCCTCCTGCTTGCGGGCCACCTTGCTTCGCGGGTTGATGTCCTTGATCTTGAACGACAGCTGCCCGAGCGACGGCAGNGGGTTCTGCTCGAAGCTGACAGCCATCGTCTCCGGATCCACCACGACGCCGGCCAGGTCGAGGGTGAGCTGATCGACCGTGAACGTCTTCGGGCTGAACACGACCTCGCGCACCGTGCCCGCCAGCACCGCCCGGTAGCAGTCACCCCACGCCTGCTGCACACCGGCAGTGGGGGTATTCATGGCGCGGTTGACCTGCTC